TCCTAAAACTTCAACACCATCATCTGTTTTAAACCAAGCAGCTAAAGCTGAATATGGGTTTTCTTCAAATGGTACTTTAAATAGTTTTCTACCGTTGCCCCATGTGAATTGTTTACCATCAGGGGATAATTGTATAATGTTTGCTTCTACAGCCTTGATTCCAATGTTTCTTAAATGAACATTATCATCTTGAGCTAAATCTATAAAAGCTTCAGGATTATTTTTAGCAAAAACTAAAGCATCTCTTTTAAGTTCTTTAGTAGATAACTTGCTAACTTTATTTCCTTTTTCAACTCTTAATATAGCTTCTAACTCATCTATTTCAAGTTTTTTAGCTAAATTTAAAGCTTCAATTTCTAGTTCGATCATATCAACTTCATTTTCAGCATACACTTGTGGTGTATATTCAAAATATAATTTACCTTTTTTAGGGTGATATAATGATAACAATTTTTGTAAAGCTGGCTGGCTTTTTGGTACCGATAATCTACCTTCTTTAAAAAATATGTGACCTAAAGTTGAATAACCTTTTTGTAGATCTTTAATTGGCGATCTTTGATTTGTAGCATATCTAAGTTCTCTATTATAACCTTGTTCTTCATCAAACCATAATAAAGGTTTTCTTCTTGTATGCTTACTTTGTATTGTCATGACAGGTGGTTGATTGTCTCCAGTCAACATATAAACTCTGTCTTTAATTTCCCAACCTTTTTCCACGGTTGGTAAGTTTTGTTTTTCCATAATATAATATAATTAAAAAGTTTGTAAAAATAAAAGCTAGGGGCCGAAGCCCCTTTGCTTTTAAGTAATAATTGTTATGCTTTAAGCAATACGAAGTTATTCGCAGCTTGTACACATAAACATCTTTCTGATAAGAAGTTAACAACCATTTCATCAGCAGATGATGTATAGTTTCCACCTACAGATCCAGTGATCCAAGATTTCATTTTTCTATCATCAGCCTCAGAAGCTCTATATCTTACGTGTAAGAAAGGTCTTTGGATGTTTTTACCCATTGATTCGTCGTAAACTGTTGAAGTTCCAGCAGGAACGATAACACCTTCGATGTCTCCAATAAGTCCTCTTGTTACAGAGTCATTTAAGTATTTCCAGTCAGACTTGTAGAAGTCATAAGAACCTCTTCTGAAACCAGAGAAGCCTAGGTTCAACGCCATATCTTCAGAGTTGTTGAATACTCCGTAAGAAGTACCACCAACACCGTAGTTATTTTGTGAAGCTAACATGTTGTCAATTTCTAAAGCAGTAGATCTGTCTAGGAACATCATGTTTTCTTCAATAGCACCTTGCTTGTCTAATTCTTGAAGAATAGTATCAAACTCATTCATACCAACGTGTGCGTTAGCAGCGATTTGATCTGTAACACCACCGGTGTCAACAATATCAAAGTCAGTACCAGTCCAAACTAATCCTCTTGCTTCTAGAGCAGAGAATAAACCTTGAGTACCACCAACCGCGAAGTTAGATGTCCCTTGGAATGTGTGGTTACTTGGCATTGCTACTTGCTCACCTTCAATCATAGCCATTTCTAGGTAATCTTGAAATCTTAATCTTGCTTCGTGCTCTGATTTTAAATACCACAAGTATCCAGAAGCTCCGTTTTCAGATGTAACTTCAACCCAACCGATCTGTGCAGTGTCAGAACCATTAACTTGGTATCTGTCTCTTAAGATAGCTGGTTTGTTGCTAAATCTTGTGAAAGAAGCATCAATAGATCTTGAATCTTCAGAAGATCCTTTGATATATTCAGTTCCGTAAACAAAGATGTTAAGGTCATCACCGTTAGCGAAGTTTACAGCACCAGTAGTACCTGAACCATCGTCAACATTAGATAATCTTCTTTGAGTATATGGAGCAACAGTAATAGTAGTTGATCCACCACCTGATACAACTAAACATTTTAACACTTTAGCATTGTCAGTTGAAGCAACTACAATAGTATCGTGGTTTTGTATTAAGTTAGAAGCAGGTAAAGTAATTGTGTTATTCGCGGCTGCGGCGATTTGCACTGCGTTAGCACCATCGTTGTAAGATGCTGCAGAGTACGCAATGTGTAATCTACCTTGCTCAGACCAAATTACTTGATCAGAAGCTAGTGGCATTTCTGCACCAACCATCTGTAAGAAGCCAGAGATAGTTCTTTTACCGTATCTCTCTACTTCTTTTTCATAAATTTCCGGTAAAAATTGCTGTGCAAATGTACCGCCGCCAGAGGCGCTGTCGAACGACAAGTAGTTATCTGAAAATAACGACTGAGTCGGTCTTGGAGTTAAGTGGTTCTGGTAAGAACCTGAACTTGAAAAAGGCATAATTTTTAATTTTTAATTAGTTAAACTTTATTTTTTGTTAAATCTAACTTTGAACGCATTAGAGTCGTTGCCTGTTATAGCTCTAACCTTCATACCACCAGCTTCAACAGTTTTATGTGTTTGTCTGGGGTCCATGCTCACGTTTTTCGCCTTAGCAATACTATCCTTGATAGCATCTGCTCGGCCCTGCTCATAGAAATGGTTAGCAACTATGTCTGGGTTCATAGCTGTAAATAAAGACTTGTGGTAACCTGCAGCATCTTGCATTTCGTTGTTTTTATTTAAAAATCTTTTAACGAAATTACTGATGTCACTTTGTTCGGTCTTAATTTTATTAGCATCTTTAACATTAAACCTGTATCGTTTTTCTCCAACGTTGTATTCAAAACCTTTGAAATTAGGATTAAAAACTTTACTAGTTTCATTTTTAAATATAGATGCTTGATGATCTTGAACTTTCTGACTCTGGTCTTGCTCATCGTTATATCTATTAAAGAATTCAACAGCTTTTTGTTGTTCCGGTGTTAACTTAACACCAGCTTTGATTTCTTTATAGTATTTGGACTTTAACCCGTCCAGGTGGGTTTTGGCATTTGCAACTTGCTCTTTTAACGCCAGTTTTTTTCTACGAATATCTCTTTCACTATCTGATTCTTCATCAAAAGCGAATTGATCTTCCATTAAGAAACCAATTTCCTCATCATCAAGATGTGGTTTGGTTTGTTTATAGTATTCTTTTAGTAGTTGTTTTTCATCATAACTAGAATAGTCTTGATTTAATCTAACATACTCTTCTAGACTTCCACCAGTTTCATTCATAAAGTCTACAACTTTTTGTATGTTTTCTGGTAGTGGTTCAGATTTTTCCTGTGACTCTTGCACAGCTTGCTCAACCTCGTCTTTTAATTCTTCTGTTTTAGCTTCAACTATTTCCTCTTTTTCTTCATCTGTTATCTCTTCAAGAACAGGTGTATCTTTTACCTCTGTTTCTTCTTCAGGAGTAACTTCTTCTTCTTTTACCTCTTCAATAACAACATCTTTTTTAGGCTGCTCTTCTTTAGGTTCTTCTTTAGGTTCTTCCTTAATAGTTAAATCTACTTTAGCTATTTCACTTTCTTCAACCTTTTCAACCGGTTTAGATAAATCTACTTTAATCGGTTCGTTAGGTTTGTTAGCAAATCTTTTTGCTTTTGGCTTTATTTTCATATCACCACCTTCAGTGATTGCAGCTTCTTCTTTTTTTGGAGCTGCCTCTACTGGTTTTACGGATTGAACTTCTTCAACCACTTCTTCTTTTTTTGACATAATATAATATTATAAAATTAAACAATTACCTAGGATCGAAGCCACTCATATCAATGCCTCCACCTAGTATATCATTACCTGAAGACTCGAACTTTTTAGCATCATCTTGTGATTTTCTTCGCTCTTCTCCCTGTAACTTCACTCTTTGATCTTTACGATCTTCTTTTATATTTTCTTTTTGCTCTACAAGTTGATCTTGTTTTTGTTGTAGTTTTTGATTTAATTCAAACTCATAAGCCATTAATTCTTTTTTAAGCTGTGTTTCTTGTATTAAGTTTTGGGCAGCTATTTTAGCCTTAACTTGTTCTAGCTGAGTTTGCATTTGAATTATAGCTTGTTGTTTTTGAACTTCAGCTTGAGAAGCCATTTGCTGTGCTTCACCATTGGCTTTAGCTTGAGCTTCTATATTTCTTTGTTGTAGTTCTTGATCTCTTTCTTGTTTCTTTTTTCTACGTATTTTTAATAACTGATTAGCTAACTTAATGTTTTTAATCATTCTAAGATCAATAGCATCTTCTAACTCTATACTCTGTTGAGTTAATGCCATTTGTATGTTGTTCTCTAGTAGTTGCTTTTCTTCTTCATCGGGCTCTAACTCTAAGAA